AGGCGTTCTTGCGCGTGTACTTGGAGAAGCTCTCGATCCGCGCTCAGCGTTCATGGGAGACTCGCTATCAGAATACGTTCGCGAAGTTCGCGATCAAGGCTGTGGCCGACTCGTCCTTTACTCAGGTTGAGACGATTCCCTCTGGCGTGAATGAGTTCCCGTGGATTCAGACCGGATCGGCTGGTCTGGCGCTCAATCAGTCCACCTCTGAGTTGACTCAAGAGATGCTGGATGTCGCGGCTGCTACGCTAATCCGCAACGGTGCGACGAATCCTGATAGCTCCGGTTTCATCTCGTACAGCAGCGACGGTCCGGTATTTCCGCTATACATCGGCTTGGAGGCTTCGCAGCGTATTGCTCAGAACAACCCCGCGTTCCGCGATGACTTGCGTTTCGCTGATCAGGGTAGTGGCGCTGGTGCGGAGTTGCTCAAGCGGATCGGTGCGAACCGGGTGATTAAGAACTATCGCCATGTGCCGAATCTGTTTCCGCCCCGCTTCACTTATGCCGGTGGCAAGTACACGCTGGTGCAGCCGTTCACCAGTGCGAGCGGCACCAAGGGTACTGTGTTCAGCGTCAATTCGAGCTGGACGACTGCTCCGTACGAGGCTGCGTTCATCGTGACTCCGTATGTGTTCAAGAGCCACATCGTTCGGCCCGTCAATCGGGTTGGCGATTTGGCGTGGATGCCGACCAACTACATGGGCGAATGGCAGTGGGTGACTGGTGCCTATAAGTTCAATACGGACTGCGAAGATCCGTTGGAGAAGAAGGGTCAGCATTATGCTGAGTTCGTTCATGCTTCGGAGCCAGTATTCACCAACCAAGGAATGACCATCATCTTCCGCCGCTGCACAGGCAGTTTAACCCAGATCATCTGCTCGTAATCGATCAGCCGATCAATCGAAAGATCCGCAGGCGTGAAAATGCTTGCGGGTTTTTCTTTTTGGGACATCGTTGCCTCGGTTGAATCAATAGGTTGAATGTCTTGTAAAGCGCCTCACAACGAGGCACCCCGTCACTGGCCCGAAAAGTTAGTGGCGGGTTTTTTATTGCCCGTTATCGCTTAGACATTGACATCCCAATAGGTCGCGTAATGCTCCCCGTATGCCGTCATTTACGATTCCAAAAGGCGTAGAAATCCCCGAGAACCTTGCGGAGGGCGAAGCGTTCCAGACTATGGCGACTATCGTTCTTGGCAAGAATGGCAAGGCGGAGGTCATCGAGATTGATGGTGTGGCCATTCCCGGATACGAGAAGAAATCCAAGGGCAAGAAGCTGGCCGAGCGCGGTGAGGAGATGGAGATGGAGGAGGAGGGTGCGGCTCCCGGCGGCGGTGGTTTCATTGCCGAGGTGATGCAGCGCGGCGCTGGTCCGATGGCACGATAACCGATTTTCCAATAGAACGATATGCCAAACATCACATGCGACGAGGCGGCAACGCTCATCAACGAGGCGGCGTCGCTGGGATGTCGCTCACCGTGGGAGGTTGAGTTGGCCAAGTTGGCGCTGGAGAACCGCATTGCGACGTATCTTCAGGGCGGCGGCGCGACACGCGGTGCGTATCGGAGCGTGACGACGAGCGGCAGCGTGGTGAGCGGTGATTATTTGATCATCGCCGACGCCACGGCGGGAGCGATTACGATGACGCTGCCCCCGGCGGCGCTGGTTCCGGGTCGTATCTATGCTTTCAAGCGCATCAATTCCGGTGGGAATCATGTCATTATCGATGGCTACGCGAGCGAGACGATTGATGGGGCGACAACCCATTCAATGACTCCGCAGTGGAACAGCCTGATTATTATGACCAACGGTGTCGCGTGGTTCAAATTAGCTGATCATTGATATGGCAAACATTTCTTGCGCCGATGCGGCCACACTAATTGCGGAGGCTCAGGGAGCTTCGTGCATGAGTCCGCGTGAACGCATTCTGCTGGAGATTGGCCTACTCTGGGAGGCGGCGACGCTTGGCGGAACGGCGGATATCACGGCGGATAACACGGTGATAAGCGCGGACGTGACGAGCATCACGGCGGACATGACCGAATTTCTGTAGGTCAACGAAACATTCATTTAGTCATATATGTCAAAGCAAACCATCAATATCGGCGCATCGCCGAACGACGGAACGGGGACGCCGCTGCGGACCTCGTTCGATTATACCAACCAGAACTTCACTGAGATATACACCGCTCTTGGCGGTGGTGTCGCCCTTCCCGGCGCGACGACTCAGGTCATCTTTAATGATGGCGGAACGAATCTGGCAGGCGATGCCGGTCTGGTTTACAACAAGACAACCGATGCGCTGACCGTTGCCGGACTCGTTACCGCTGGCTCCGCCACCATCACCGGCGCTCTGACGGTTGACACCTCGACGCTGGTGGTTGATCCGACGAATGATGTGGTTGGTATTGGAACTACTACTCCGAATTCCTATGCGTTCAACGATCCAGCCAAGCTGGTAACTGCAAACACTGGAACCGCTGGTGCTGGCAATACGTTTACAATCGCATCCGGTTCCACGGGATTTGGTCAAATTGCTTTCGCCAACGGAACGAGCGGAACAGACCGTTACAACGGATATATTGCTTACAATCATTCAAGCAACTTCATGGCGTTTTACACAAACGCCGGAACCGAACGCTACCGCATCGATGCGAGTGGGAATTTACTGGTGGGTGTTACTGCTGCTGGAACCTCTGCTGCTAAAGTCCTCGGTATTGCAAACGCTACTGCTCCAAGCACTTCTCCTGCTGGCATGGGTCAACTCTACGTCGAGTCCGGTGCGCTGAAGTTCCGTGGATCTTCTGGCACCATCACCACAATCGCAGCCGCCTAATCTATACGACCATGATTACTCTCTCCTGGATCATCGAACGCCTTCTCGTTAAGCCCATCGAAGGCTCTGAAACGAATGTCGTTATCACCGCCGATTGGCGTTGCAACGGCACTCAGGATCAATACAGCGGCACTTGCTACGGCTCCTGCTCGTTCGCTCCGCCGTCTGGTGAGTTCACGCCTTACGATCAACTGACCGAAGCGCAGATCTTGAACTGGTGCTACGCAAACGGTGTCGATAAGACCGCCATTGAGGCGAACGTGACGCAGCAGATCGAGAATCAGATCAATCCGCCTGTGGTGACGCTGCCGTTGCCGTGGGTGCCGGTGCCGCCTCCTGAAATCGTGCCTCCGTTGATCGAGCAGGCTGTGCCGGTTTTGGTTGCACCTATCGAAACTGTCGTCGATGCTCCGGCGGCATGATTAAAATTGAACTGACCGCCGAACAAGCGAACACCCTGCTGCAACTCATCGATATCGCCATCAAGGCTGGTGGTTTCCAGAATGCAAAGGTCGGAGTACCTCTGGCCGAAATCATTCTCGACGCCGCCAAATCGCAGGCTCCGCTCGATAACTAACCATCACGATGACGGACCACCACGCTTTTATTAGGGACATCTCAATCGGCGTCGGTGGTCCGATCATCGGTATTCTGGGGAACGCGGTATTTTCAGATCCTCATCTCAAGACTGCGTCGTTAGCTCTTGGCGCGTTCGCCGCGCTTCTAACCTGCGTCGTGAAAATCGTCGAACTGTATCGCAAACTAAAAACAGAAAAATGAACTCTAATCTCGCCTCTCTTGTCCGCCACATCTTGACCGCTGCCGGTGGTTTTCTCGTCGCCAAAGGGTTGGCCAGTGCTGATCAACTCGCTGAACTCGTAGGCGCTGTCGTAAGCATCGCTGGTGTTGGCTGGTCTGTTTACAACAACAAGAAGGCAGCGAAGGCTGCGCCCGACGTTGCCAAAGCTGAATGAACTTCTTGGCCGACTTGGTGATGAAGCTGGTTATCTGGCTTCACGCGCTGACGAAGCAGGATGTCATAAGCGAAGATGCGAAAAAACAACCCGATCTTAAGCGCGGTCTGCTTGCTCGCATTGATGAGCATGAGCGTGAGCTGCGCGAGCCGGGTGATTTACGTCCCCCACGGTGAGCCTGTGCGCCTCGCACAGAGCGTTAAGGCTAAGGTTTGGGTGGTTGACTCTACCGGCAAAACGGTGCGTAGTAATAACCGCATCATCATCCACGAAGGCTGGTATGCACTACCAAAGGACAAATGAGCAATAACGCACCGTACAAAGGTTCACCGTCTGTTAAGGGGAGTGGCAGCGGACCTTACAAGCAATCTCCTCCGCCGAAGCCTCCGGTTAAGCCGAAGCCTGCCCCAAGTGGCAGTGGTCCGTATCGTAAGTGATTCAAAGCAAAATCCCCCAGCGGTAACAAAAACCACCGGGGGATAATTACTTCTACGCGTAAGGTCAGCGTCCTAACGACTTCAGGACGTTCGTGACGAAGTCCTCGCTCTTCGAACCGTTCGCATTTGATGCACGGGAGCCGCCAGCCGTTGCTTTCGAGCTAACACCGGGTTCACTGCCTCGATATTTCGCTAGTTCGGCTTGTAGGCGCTTGTTTACCTCGACCTGAGAGTAGAGAAGCTCGCGGTATTTCGGTGCGGCAGCGGCCCATAGAGCGGCCTTGGCGAGGTCTTCTTCGCTGTTCTCGCCATTGAAGATCTGTTGGGCAAGGCTAAGTCGGCTAGTTAGCTCCGTATTCCATTCGTCGTCGTTTTCACGCGGCTCAAAGATTTCCAAAGCGCGAGCGTTCTCGCTGACCTTTGTCCATGTTTTATTGGCCGACTCCAATGCAGCGCGAGTGCCTTCCTCGTTGTCCTGCTGGTACTTCGAGATGATCGAGTCGTAATCGGACTTCGCTTCGGACATCTCCGCAGACTTCTCGCCGTTAATCTCGTCGTACTTGACGATCAGAGCGCCAAGCTTGGCTTTCTTGGATGGCGAAAGACCCTCAACGATGTCGTCGATCTGCGAGTTGCGATAATCGTTCTCAGGAGACTTGAGTAGGCCAATAAGCCTGTCGCCATCCGTGCCGACGACAGATTTCATCGAGTCGAACACGCCGGTAATCTTGCCTTCGTACTTTTTGACGAAGTTGGGGTGGCGCTCAATGTCGAGGAGTCGAACACGTTCGGAAAGCGTGTCGCGTTCTTCCTGCAAAGTCTTGAGCTGAGCCTCGAAGTTTGGATTGGCAACCTTGCCAGACTTCATCTCCTCAAGCTGCTTGGCCAACTGCGCCTTCTCTTCTTTGATCTTGCGGAAAGCATCAGCGGCTTTCGTAGACTTGATGGACTCAGGGATGCCAGAGTCATCAGTAGCCGAGGAATCCTCGGTAGCTGGAGCCTTCTCCTTCGGACTGAACATCCGCTCGATATCCATCTCAGACTTGCTGAGCTTGGTGTTCGCTTCGGACTTAGGCTGCGTTTGCTTCTTCTGCTTAGGCTCCTCAGTTACTTGCGAAGCTTTTGCACTATCCTCTCCAGCGGCAGCATCCTCAAGAGTGTTAGCCTTAAAAGACTCGATAAAGGAGCTTTCGAAATCAGGCGTTTGCGCGGAGTTAACGGTCGGTGAGTTCAGTGGTTCTTCCATAAAATGTTAGTATTGTTTTTCAAATGTTGCTTCAGGTTCTCTCGTTGTGTCGGTTACTGCAA